GCCTACCTTTATCCACAACCTGATGTGGTATACTACTGCTATGACTATACAACTAGATGAATACATATTACCTGAACATATATCTTACTCTGCATTTACTACATACATTGACTGTGGTTATCAGTACTACCTAGGTCGATTGCTACAATTACCTGAAGCCCCTTCTGTGTGGTCAGTAGGTGGGTCATCATTTCATACAGCCACTGAGATGTGGGATAGGGATAACTTATGATTAATGTNGTCAACGAAGAAGGTGGGATTACTAGTATGGANTGGGAAACTTATCAAACTATTATGCNTGAACGATANGAAGATGGATTGGTAGAAACCAAAGCAATCATAGTTGGTGCTATACAAAATGCCATTGATAAAACTATTCATACTCAGGAACATCCAGAAAATTTGGCTGGACTTTCTATTGCTTTACGTTTAGCAAAGCAGGTGACTGTTAACAATGAATAAATTTGGTAAGGTTTATATAGACACTCTTGATTACTGGGCTAGAGCCTGGGCTAAAGAGTCAGAAGGTGTTGATTTAACCTTTGCTCGTGTTGGTGGCAGAACATCTAAAGCATTCCCTAATAGGGAGAACGTAGATTTCTGGCAACAGACAGGACCTGAATGGGTTCAGTCTTATATTGATTGGCGTGTTGCTAATACAGATTGGAAGATTTGGTATACTCCCGAAGGCGCACCCGCCATAGAGTTGGGGTTAACTCCTATTTTTGCTGGCGTACCAGTGAAGATGGTTCTCGATAGAGTGTTTGAAGTCAATGGTGATTTGGTCGTGGTTGACCTTAAGACTTCACAACAAACCCCAACTAGTACCTTACAACTTGGCTTCTATAAACTAGGACTCAAACAAATCTTTGATATAGATGTTAAGTATGGTGCCTACTGGATGGCTAGGCAAGAGGGAACCTCTGCTTTAGTAGACCTTAGTAGTTATACAGAAGAAAAACTTGAATACCTTGTCGCCTCCTTTGATAAGGCACGCAAGGCTGGTATATTTATTCCTAATACAAACAACTGCAATCGTTGTGGACTTACAGAACACTGTCAGTTCACCTCGAAGAAATGAGAAAAATGGCAAATGAAGACTGGAAACTACAGGTTTCCTACAAGACACCATCAGGTGATATGATAAACGTACGTGCTAATACTGCTGATGAACTATCAGTATTGTTAGAGGGCGTAGGAGATTACTCCACACAGATTGCTGCTACTCAGCAGAAGATAGTGGGTTCATATAACTTAAACCCTTTATCGACATCGAGTTCCACTACAGGCACAAGGCCCTCGAGTTACTCCGCACCAACCCCAGTGTCAGCAGTATCAGGTACAGCAGCGCCAGTGTGCAAGCACGGAGCCCGTATATGGCGAGAAGGAATCAGTAAGGCAAGTGGTAAACCATATGCTTTCTGGGCTTGTCCCTCTCCGCAAGGAACATCTGACCAATGCAAGCCAGTAAATTAAAAGACTGGCATAAATCTTTTTACGGAACTAGAAAGGAACTAGGATGCGTACACTTGTCAGAAGCGTTGGCCGTGCCAGTATTGGTGGGGAACCATTACCATCGTGCTTCAAAGCATTTGAATCAAACAAGATTATCATCCGTCGGTCTGAAGTTTCTATGTTCGCAGCAGCACCAGGAGTTGGAAAGTCAACACTTGCGTTAGCATTAGCATTAAAGATGAGGGTGCCAACACTTTACATCTCAGCAGATACTAATGCTCATACTATGGCTATGCGTTTAGCATCTATGATTTCGGGAAAGAACCAAACAGATGTAGAAGGGATGCTACATTCTGATGTTGGTTGGACTAAGGCTACTCTATCCAAGAGTAGCCATATAGTCTGGTCCTTTGAATCAGCACCAACACTACAAGATATTGATGAAGAAGTCCAAGCCTTTGAAGAACTATGGGGTTGTTCTCCTACACTTATCATAGTAGATAACCTAATGGATGTAGCCACCGATGGTGGTGAAGAGTTCGCTTCAATGAGAGCGATAATGAAGGAGTTGAAATATCTTGCTCGTGCTACTAATTCGGCTGTTGTCGTTCTTCATCACACTAGTGAGGCTGTGCTTGGGACACCGTGTCAGCCACGCTCTGCTATCCAGGGTAAGGTGGCACAATTACCAGCGCTTATATGTACACTTGGTGTGGTCGGAACTTCAATGGGTGTTGCTCCCGTCAAGAACAGATACGGAAGAGCAGACGCAGGTGGAGGACTCATGACTTGGATTGCATTCAACCCTGAGTATATGTTCGTTGATGACATACCAGAAAATAATTAATGATAATAGAGTTAAGTAAAGATGAGGTTAGAGTATGCACTATGCTTGCCGTAGAGAGATGGTTAACTAAGTTTGGTTCTACTGACCAACCTAACTACGCACAAGGTAAAGCAGATGGTAAACTAGAGCCTGAGATTAACGCTAACATACGTGCTAATGTATGTGAATGGGCTGTTGCTAAGCATTATAATCTTGCTTGGAACAATCCTTGGTATCCAAATGCTTTACATAAGAAGCGTTACCCACTACCTGATGTTGGAGAAAACCTAGAGGTAAGGTCTATTAGAACTCAAGATAGCATAGCATTCTGGGGTAAGGATAAAGAGAAGGTTATAGTTGGAACTAAATGTTTAGACCTAGAATATTTTTCTAAGGTAGAAATATTTGGTGTTGCATATCCCGAAGAGTTTATGAAGCCTGAATACTATGACAATTATATAAATGGTTGGCGTATACCAATAGATGGGTTCACACATGAGTAGGAAACTAAGGATTAGGAATCCATTTTATTTTGTTGACAACACAACTGATTGGACATCTATTAATTGTTTTCATTGTGGTAGAAATTTTGTAATGTATATACCACATATTCGGACATCAAATTACTGTACGGAATGCGAATGAGTTCATATGGCAAGCGTAAAGGCGCTACCTTTGAGACTAGTGTAGTTAAATGGCTACGTCTTAAAGATATATTAGCAGAACGATTGACTAAGGCTGGTGCTAAAGATGAGGGTGATGTAGTTGCTTTCTTAGATGGCACAGCAAACATACTAGAACTAAAGGCAACAAAGAAGTTAGACTTACCACAGTTCTGGCGTGAGGCTGAGGTAGAGGCAGAGAACTATGCTAAGGCTAGAGGATTAAAAGAAGTACCATATAAATTTGTAGTAGTTAAACGTAGGCAAGCAGGTATAGACAAGGCTTGGGTGGTGGAAGACTTTGAACAATGGACTAAGAGGGCAGGCAAATGACTTACCAAACATACGAGAAATACTCATCCATTATGGAGCGAGTATACGACAAGAGCACGGGCAGGCTAATATCAAGTGCCCTTTCCACTCGGACACTCATCAATCAGGAAGCGCTAATCTCGACGATAACATATTCATATGCTTCGCCTGTGGAGTCCAAGGTAATAGTTTACAAATTGTCGCACAACAAGAAAGGGTAGACATACGTGAAGCAAAGTCAATTGCAGAAGGAATTGTTGGGACAAGCAGCACTACGGTACGGGGCAAACATTTATCAGGCAGAGGATTACCTCAGAAGCAGAGGTATAACAATGGAAGCGGCGCGACTGGCAAGATTCGGCGTAGTAGGGGAGGCTGAGATTGGACATGAACAATTCCAAGGAAGGTTATCGATACCGTATATTACCAAGACTGGTACAGTCGATATTCGTTTTCGTTCTCTTAATCCTGCTGTTGAGCCTAAGTACATGGGATTAACTGGGGCAGAAACTAAGATGTATAATGTATTAGACATAGAAAAAGCGGGAGATTTTATAGGAGTGTGTGAGGGTGAACTTGATACAGTTACTTTATCTAGTTGTGTTGGTATACCTTGTGTCGGTGTACCTGGTGCTAACAGTTGGAAGAAACATTACACCAGGTTACTCGCTGACTTTGAAAGAGTATTTGTATTTGCAGATGGAGACCAACCAGGAAAAGAGTTTGCCAATAGTTTGGCAAGGGAGTTGCCCGTCACTATCGTGCAGTTGCCAGACGGAGAAGATGTGAACAGTGCATATGTTAAGTTTGGTGCTGACTATATAAGAGATAAGGCAGGGTTAAATGGATAACAAAGTACCTCCTTGCCCTGAATGTGGTGAGCAATTTGATAATGTATTCCAAGCAACTGACCACTTACTAGAAGATGATGAAGAGTTTGACCCATCTTTAATCTTACCTAATGGTTCTAGGTTAATGATAGGTTCTTTGCTTAGGTGTCTGTATAAATATGCAGAGCGACCAGAACAAGTAAAGGTTATAACCCAGTCTGCATACATGACATTGTTTACGGCTGAGACACAGCCTGA